TTATTTCATTCTTAACTATATCCTTATATGTGTATGCGGTATTATATGTTGGAAAAGCAGAACTTATTAATGATTGTTGATCATTGCTATTATTTGTATAATAGTGTTGAAATATCAATGTCTTGTAATAATTTTGTGATTTAGAATCAAGGTTATAATAATTAAGTAACTTGAACATAAAAGATATCAATTTTGGTCTAGATTCACTGTGACCGGTTATTAACTGGTCTTGTAACGGGATTGCACCATAACCACCTAGCGAAACTGGACTATACAATTTGATCATCCACAACATTTTGTGATTATTAGCATTCTGATGTGCAATCCTGAAGTAATAATTCAGTATATCCGTGTTCTTTTTGATTTTATATTGCGATAAAATAATCATTTTGCTCACTTTATTAATTATTTCAGTATTCGTGATTATCCTCATCTCGTTATCCATTAATTTTGCATATCCACTTTCACAGTCTATGTAATATTTCTCAGTATCACTAACTGTCAATGAATATGACATCTTCTTATTAAATGTATAAAGATCACGTAGATTATCTTCAATACTAAAGTCTGTATTTAGCATTCTCAAAACTCTTTGATCTATGTTGCTTCTAAATTCCAGATTCTGATTAAACATCAAGTGTCTCAAGAACGTTGCTGAGCCAAGTAAAACATACAAAATATGTTTTATTAATGTTGTGGTGTAAGGAACAGTAGTATTTTCTATGGCTGATGAAGTAGTTGCACTTATAGTCTCTGCTTCCAAGGCTTCACAATAATAATATTTATTTGACATAATAGTGTAAGACATTATTCTCTTTATTGTCGTTTCTGACTGGTACCCGTGTATATAATGATTCTTCAGCATAGTTACTCTCGACCCTGTAACTTGAGTTTGTTTGATCTTAATTAATTGACCAAACTTATTATAATAATTTGAACAATTGAGAAATAGATTCATCAATGATTGAGGTCCGGATTCTCTTAATCTAAACACAGCATTTATATCATCAGAATAGGTTAAGATGTGTTCTGTCGATAATGTTTGTTCAAAAGTAAATAACCTCATGATTAGTGCACTCTGTAAGCCCCACAATTGATTCATCCATCCTTCTATACCTCCTGATTGACCTACTGAAACATAGTAAGTTCCAAGTTCTTTGTTTTCTTGTACTACTAATAGGTGTTCAAATATTCCTGCAATTTTACCATAACCCTTTAAACCGTATAACAACATAA